AACAGTATCAATACTTTGAATATCAACAGCACCAGTTGGACTGAATTTACCTAGAAGGTTTGCTGCAGCCTTACTTGATGGTGAACCAAATTTATGGTTACCTGTAGCTGCCTCAAATACAACGTGTTTTGCAAATAATGCATTTACTGCTGAGTCTTGGTTAATATAAGACTCAAGCATTTTGGTTAATTCCTTGTTCTGTGCATCCTTCTTTTGAAAGTCCAATACTTCTGGAGACTTGTTACCCTTTTTAACTTCTTGCTTTAAGTGTGTCGTAGTCTCTTTTGTAATAAGAGCTTCCATTTTTAATTCCATTGCGGATATAATGTTCTTTGCAAAAACAGCATCAGAACCTACTTCCTGCATTGCGGATTTAATAATCGCGATACCTTCTGCTGGGGAAGCAGATGCAAGTTGTGAGCCACCAGCCATTTTAAGGGATATCTTTTCTGAAAAGTCAGCAGAGGCAATGTCTGTTTTGGGAGTTTTATTTGCTCTTGGAAAGTTCCAAAGTGGCCCAAGTGTAACACTACCTATACCACGGCCGGTCTGAACTAATTTTTTGGATTTAATTTTTGAATTGAAATTTTTAGCAATTGTCATTGCAGCGTCTTCATATAGACTCCAAAATTTCATAGCAACTTCAGTTGTTTCCGGGTCGGTATCTTTATTGTTTATCTTGTTATAAGCATATACAATTATATCTTCCCATTCAGCACCAGTAGGAGCTTTAGTTGCACTGGCCATGTGCGTAAAGTTACCAGATTTGGCACCCTTACCACCAGATATTGAATAGACCTTTCCATCTGGAGCTTTAAAGTGTTTTGTAAACTCTCCACCTTGTGGCCCAGCATCTATAGCTTTTTTATTAAATGCAACGACTTCGAAGACATCATCTTTTTTATAGCCAGCATCTTGGAGTTCTTTGAACCCATTGCCTTTATATACAAATTTGTGTCCTATTACATACTTTGGGTCCAATATAGACCCTTCTGTAATATAGTTGCGAAATCGTTTCATTAAAAAACCTACTGTTAAAAACTAATATAGTCTTATTTATAAGTTTACTACCTAAAGTCTACTGTGTCACTGAACACACTTCTCTTCTTATTGCTACTAAGTCTCTGCCCAATATCTGTTTTATCAAATACAGGACCATCATCCTCATAGCTCTTTTTTCCACCACCAGAGCCACCTCCAGCTCCATTACCATCTAGGTTAATGTTCTGTTGTGCTGATTCCTCTAGTTCATAGATTTTCATTTTTGCACGTTCAATACCAACAAGGAACCTACGATAGTGGCTGATATCACCCCAGCGATTTTTCAACTGTTTAATCATCAACTGACCCATCTCATCTAGGTATTCAGAACTGACCAAACCAAATATGGCATCAGCTGTATGAGTAATACCCATTGATTCCGATGTATTGGTAAGATCGACATCACTATTTCCATAGCCATCTCTGTTAAACTGTGATGATGTGACAATTGCACAATTATATTCCATCGCAAGACCACGCACTTCCTCAGCAATAGATTTTACCAAAGTATAACTATTTGCTGCAGCAGCGCCTCGAACTCTTGATGAAGCACAGATGTTAAGATAATCCAAATATATGACATCAGGCTCAAAGCCCTTTTTCATTCTCAATTCATTTAATAGATGACGGAAGTGACCAGAATGGACACTGCCAGTTGGAAACTCTTTAATGACAAGTTTACCAGTTGTTTTAGATTTGTATCTTGAAATACGCTTGTCGTAAACATCTCTAGGAATTTCAGTCACCTCATCGAGTGTGATATCCATAATATTAGCATCGATACGTCTACCAATTTCCTCTTCAGCCATTTCCATAGTAATATAAAGAACATTTTTACCATACATCAGATGATTAGCTGCCATGTGACATTTGATAAGTGATTTACCACCACCAGTTGTTGCCAATAACACCGTCATAGATTTACGAGGTAGTCCGCCTTTAGTTATCTTATTGAATATATCAATGTCGAATGGAATACGCTCTTCCTTTCTGTGGTAATGCTCATATCGGTCATCATGGTCTTCAAGGAAATCGTGACCAACTGATTGGTCAAAACTGATACCTAGTGAATCAGATAGAATTTTTGGAATTTCACCCTTGCTGACATCACCTTCGTTACCATCCAGAATGTTAATACTTCTACGAATTGAATTATAGAGGTCCTTATCCTGGCAGAATTTTTCTGTTTCAGCCAATAGAAACTCTACATTAGTAGATGTGTCTAGCTCAAGGCTTGAAATTAGGTCAGATGTTTGATTGAATATATCTTCATTAAGGTCTGTCCTATGGTCAAGAGCAATACGCAGTGCCTCCCTTGAAGGAGGCTCTTTGTATTTTTCTACATAGTCAACAGCTGTTGAAAACAACTTGCGAAAAGCAATATCATCAAAATAATCTTCTTTTAAATATGGAAAAACCTTACGGCTGTATTCCTCATTCAGTATCAGATTCGATAGTATCGTCTTCTCTATCATCGTTTTCTCCATTCACATTAGTTAACTTATATTTATTTTCGACAAACAGCTTGAAGGATTGGTCCTTCATTAAGTTCTCGAAAAACTCATCATCAGTTTCAATATCCTTAGACCTGCGTTTGCTGCCTAGGATTTCACCTGTTGATTTATCAACCACATTATACCATCCTTGCGTGGCCACTGTCAACCACCCGCCTTCAAGAGCGAGTTCAAATAGACTTGACCATTTTTGGATTCCAGAGTCATATAAGACTTTGAATGGTAGTTTTGCTTTCTCTTTTACATATCTTGATTTTTCAATGTTGATAGTAAATTTAAATCCAGCAAGGTCCTTTCCATCTTTTTCCTGTGCTTTGGAAATGATGAAGATTTGGTTAGCTGAATAATAGATACCAGTACCACCTGATACAATATTTTTAGGAAATAAACCAATTTCCTTATAAGTGTGGTTTATAGCAATACATGGAATGTCTTTGCCTGTGAGTTTAGGTGTGACAATACGGAACAATGATTTCAATTGTTTCGCACGAGTCATATCTGCAACTGATTTTTCATTTTCAGCATCCTCTACTTCTTTACGTGAAGCAAGGTTACCGATTGAGTCAATCATTACAAATACACGGTCGCCTTTGTCAACCTCATTTAACCTTTTGGTGATGTCAAATTTTAATTGTTCGACATCCTCAATTGGAATGTGCACGACACGGTTAATGTCAATATTGAAACTCGCCAAATACTCGGGAGTGATACCATATTCTGAATCATATAGTAGTGCAACACCGTCCTTATATTTGTTGAGATAGGCCTTCATGCAATAAAGACCGAGTAGGGTTTTAAAACTCTTTGATTCCCCAGCAACAACTGTCAAGCCAGGAATAAGTCCACCATCAAGAGAGCCACTGAATGCAATATTTACAATCGGTAGTTCTGTTTGAATGGGATCTTTTTCCTGAAAGAAAGCTGATTTGGATAGAACCGCAGAGGATTTAACTGACCCTGATTTGAGCATTTTATCAAGTAAACTCATAATTTATTCTCCGGTTAAGATTTGTTGTAATTTATCAGCGAAAGCATCAAGCTTTGCATAACGATCTGGCCAATAGATATAGTCCTTTTCTGGATTCGCCTTAAGGTTATTCAGTAAAGGAGTAATCGCATTATATAAGAGTTGAGCCTTTTCAGCCTCGGATTGTGCAGTTGCCGAAGCAGTGTCTGCAGCAGATCGTGAATCTTGTACAACGGTCAATTCGTCTTCGGTCATAGCTGTAAAGCCAAAATCGAAGTCTAGTATAGTTTCTGTCTTATCAGACATAGTTATCTCCTAAAAGGTTGGAGACCAAGGCCCGAGCTGTACGTGTAAACACGAGCTCTTTTGAATGCCGAGGTCTCCAATAATCATTATTAGCTTCTTGCAAGCTCTTTAAAGATTGATAAATCATCATCGTCATCTGATGAAACCGAAGCCTCAGCAGTTGGCGCAACCGGAGCAGATGTTGCATTGGATAGACTACTCAAATCCAAATCATCACTATCTGTCTCAGCAGCTGTCTCAAAAGGTGCCGCGGCACTTTGCTCATTCGTATCGTTAGATAAATCCAAAACTCTATTGAGTTT